TTTGACAGAGAAAATGCACGGTCCAGAGTCAATGAACCTTGCGGGCTTTTAGTCGAGTTTCTGATCGACCGATCCTAACCATAGCCACATGTACTGCACCGGCGCCTTTCAACGCGAGTACAGGACGACACAGGTATCATAGGAATTCTGTGCGAGTAAAAAGTGACACGGGGATGGATTTCCCGCATCGTAAAAACCTCGCGCTCAAAAAGAAAAGAACGGTGGAACCCCAACCCAGTACATGAGTTGGAAATCCTCCGCTCCTCGCAAGAGCAGGGTATCTGAAGTCCTACAGGTTACATAAAACCTTCCGCGTTGTTGTGCGTCATCATAAGCGGTCGTCACGGTGTTAGTCGTGGTGACCAAAATGGCTGGCGCAATAGCGTTGACTCGGTAGAGACTCCGATACGGGAGAGTGGCTGAGAGCCCATAAGAACCATGATTGGCAGCTTGATTAGGTACCACCTGAAACCGATTTGTATTGGTTGATGCTGCACGCGACCCATAAAGGGTAAGCGGTACAGGATCGACCTCTACAACCGGAGTGTTGCCAATGTCTTGGACCATGGTTACAAGGCTCGTGTGAAGGGCTGTGGCTCGATCTGTCGAAGGAATAATATTCAACTCATACCCACCTCGCTGGAATGCGAAGCAGGCTTTGAGCATCGACATCGTCGTGCAATAGAACGCAGGCTCGAAATTCGTACTTGGTAGCGTCCTCCCAAAAACTGTGTAAGCAGATGGGTTAAAGCGAAACGAAACGACATCATCAGTCGTGCCATTGAATGGAAATTGAATTCGCGAGCCCATTTTCGCGAATTGCATGAGGGTGGTGATTGACTCACTCATCGAATCCATCATTTGCAGGCCTGTTGTGACCGGTTGCACCAAAGCGCCACCAATCGGCTCGCAAATAATTTCATCGTTTTCTTCCACCATCACGCCTTGAGGTGCTGCCAGGGGCACCTCAGCTGACGGAGCAATCCTTGTCTGGTTAGCCAAACCAGAAAATTCCATGTCGTCAGCCCCTCGCATGTACATCTGAACAACAATGCTGTTAGGCACTGTCTCGGGCGCAACCAGTTGGTTGGAAACGTGAACATAACAGGCGCCGTAAACGGCAGCTGTCTCAAGCCAGTCGCGCGAGGACATGAAAGGAAATGAAAGGCAGACACTATCACCATCCTGGATATTTACGACAGTTCGATGAAGGAGATTGGACTCAGACAAAGTGATGTTGTTGCCGAATGCACCAGGTTGGTACGAAAAGGACAGCGTCCCAGAATGAAAACCGGTTTTGATGAACTTGAAGCAAATTTCGACACTACCACGATAATAACGAGCTAAGAAGCCCAAAAAATCTGTAGCAGAGCGTGAAACTCCGAAGAAAGAAGTCTCCGTTGCATCTGACCCATTTATGGTCAATCCGGGTTTCAGGCCTATGCGCATCAGCTGTGCACCGATGGCATCGGCCGTGGAGTAATTGAATTCACCAATGAAGGACCACTGCTTCTTGATGAAATTGATGGACATCTCATCCATCCCACTAGGTGAATAGTCAGTGATCAAACGACAGGAAGCATCATGATTGAATGCGAGATTGGAACTCACATTTGTGCCATCTGCGTTACTGATTGCACTGTGATAGTGCGGAGCCATAGGCCGAACAGGCTCGCCGTTAAGCGGGCGTGAATAACCAAAAGCATGTGCCATTCCTGATGCGTACTTGAGAAAGATAGCAGAAGGTCCGGCAACTGAACTAATCACGGGAATGGAAGAGAGAGAGCTAGCCAGCTTAGAGGAGGCCCCTAGCCATGTAGACAATGGCCGATCCTCGTCAGCGGCGACAGTTCTCGTGGCCTTCCGAATGACCGCTTTGCCGCTCTGGGGCAGTACTGTTGAAGCCCCAAACAACTCAACATCTGAATACCAAATCCAGACGGAGTAACCTGCGTTAACAGATGTAGCGGCAGCCCCATTAACAAGTGGGCTAAAGACGGACAAACGGAAAGTTACCGGGTCTCGCCGGTCGCCAGTCATGTCATAATACTCCTGGTATGACAAAAAAGGCACAGACACCTCCATCGCACTATCCATGGTCGTCATTGTCACACTCGGTAACTGCGAAGCAGAAACTCGAGTCAGCCAATGCATGTTGGCCTTACCCGATTGACGAGCATTCGGGTAATAGGATAGGAGGAGTTTACCACGTTGAAATGGAGTGGCATTGAGCACCACCTTCACGTTGGTGGTGTAACGAATACCGGTGAAACCAGACAACTTCTGGACAAAAAATGGATCATTGCCAAAATTGAAACTCCGAAAAAATTCTAAAGGGGCATTGTTCGCATTGGCGGGAGTCCAACTCCCAGTTGCCAAAAGGCGAGGTTTCTGCAGGAATTGTCGAATAGACTCAACGACATCTACATTTTGTGCCTTCCTCAAGGGCACCGTCAAACCCCGATCGACGGGGCGTGACTCAACAATGGTTTCGGCCGTAATGGTCGCGGCCATGGGGGGCGCCGACGTGGACTCGACGCTTGGTTGGGGTTGTGGGGTATCAGTGGTCAGTATGTACAAAACTCACAGCCTAACCAACTATGAGCAGTTCCTGGAACGTCCAGGTACGGTGGTCTCTTCCGTCAGGCTAACCAAACGCAGGTGGACCGTACTCCCTTTCAGGACCTCTGCAATGAAAAATAGCTGATGGGGCCTAGTCAAAGCAGTTCGAGACAAGATAGACAGCATGTAATCATAGACCGACTAGAGCTTGAACTCTTCTATAAAGGAATGAGTACAAAGGAAGGCTAGTTTAATGTCATTGCGGACGGAGTCTATAAAGAGTTAGTACTCAAGCTCATAAGACTCAACGCGTAGCTGTAGAGCTAGGCGCGTGGGTAATGACCTGGGCAAGCCAACGAACTTACTGGGTAAATCGCGGCAAGCCCTAATGACCATCATGCCAACTGAGTCATATGTGTCTTGAGTGTGAAGGGCCAACTCCTCAACCATGTGCTCAACGTTTTTACTCCAATCAGCAAGCTTATCAGAGTCACCTTTGCCTTTGCGCATCCAACGAATACTGTTCACAATTGTGTCCAGCTCAAGAGGAGCAAGCAATTTCTCAGGATCCATAATACCGTTGTACTTAAATCCTCTCTTGAGAAACGTCACATCGGTCAAATGGCGCAGAACTGCACGCTGACCAAGCTTCTCCTCATCAGTGAATGACACACCCAGATCATCCAAAAAGAACTGGGAAACGGCAACAGGTGTGAACCAATCAAAAACACGACCAGAAATGTCTACAACGGAGACAATAACATCATCCCCAAATGTCGTAGCCACAAACTTGTTGTCACGTGGTCTGAAACAGTCATCAAGGGCAATCTCAAACGTGGCCTCATTGGTCGGAAGGCCCTGGTGTTTGATAGACAAGTGGCAAATGGCATACTTCATCATGAAAATATTCACGAAGCTGTTCAAGACAGTTGTGATTGCATTACCACTAGTGTTTGATCCAACCCATTGAATGAGCTCATCACCAACAACGTGGCGAGAGAAGGCAATTTCTTCAATAAGAAGGCGCCTAATCACACAAGTATCAGAACCCACATCATCGTAAAATTTGTCCAGCAAATCTGCGAAGGCGTGAGTCCACACATAGTGGAGCTTCTTGTCAAATCCGGAATAGTCACCAGCAAGAGTGCGCTTTGTTTTGTGGCGAGTGGTCAGATAACCATGGTGCTCACCAATGCGTTGCCAGTCTGAACTATATGGATTGACTCCAATGGCCACACCGTTTTTGATATTGTTCTTGATGGTCCAGTTGATGAAACCCATCGTGTATTTGCGAAGTAGGATGGTATACAACACATTGCTTGCGGAAATCAAGCGTGTTTTCCCAGCATCGCGTTTCTCACGGGCTCGCAGCTCATCCTTAAGAAAGGACATGCATACAAAATTACCCGGTCTACGACGGGAACGCAGCATGGACTCAGTCTCCTCCAGTTCAACTTTCAGCTTTTGCCAACCCAGACTCGTGAAGTCAAAGTCTTCGCCATCTCCAAAGAAATCCTGCTTACCTTTCAACTTCGTTTCCAAGACGTATGGGTACCCAGGGCTAGTGGCCCTAGACATCGTCTTGACATGCGGAAGTGTGTCCAATGGTCTGACAACTTCTTCCCATGTGGGTGGAATGGTCAGCTCGTTTTCTTCAGGTCTGAACTTGGATAAGTCAGCCCAAGTGTTGGAGACAATGGCAGAGACATAAGAGGTAACAGGAGAAATGGAGACCTCACCGTAGCCGTCTTGGGCCACTTTGATTGGGTCAATCCATTTACCATCAATCCTCTCTGGGCCAAGCATAGCCGGGAGGCGATCAGGTCCCTCGACTTCGTCGTGCAAAGGGCTCGGCAGTAGGCTCGTCTTTGTTGGTAGACGAGGCTTGATGACTGAGGCTAGTGATGTATGGCCAAAACGGCTAAAACCACCAGCTCCAGTGACAAAGGAGCATTGCTGCTCACTAAGATCGTCATCAATTGTGAGTGTAGTCTTTGGACCACTCAGCTCAATCAACTGCTCAATGCCCGTGGCAATGTCTTGACTGCTAACATGCACAGCATAACCCCCGTCATCATCTGGGGCGCCTGCAACGTGTGTGCCAGCAATCATCCAAGATCCATTGCACATGGAAAAGACCGGTGCACCACAGAACCCATTGGTCGTCCTCATGTTGTAGTTGTAAAGACGGGTTCCATAATAGTGCGTGTCCTCAGGAAGGATATCCTTGATCTTGAGCTTCTTGTCGGCTGCATGGATGCTTGATGCAACAGCCTCTGGGCGATACTGCTTCTCAATTTGGCCAGAGATGCAGTTGAGAACATTACCATCCCCAATGTGGAAAATTGTGCAATCGCGAGCGTAGCCATTGCTCCTTGAGTCATAAAAACCGTCAGGCAGATAGGCGCGCACCTGGTTTCTACCAGATAGCGGCAGCTCAAGCAAGACTGCGTCAGGATGGCAGATGATACTCTCATCCCGGAAGTTCTTGAACCTGGGTCCAACCTCCACGAGTGGCGCTTTCCAATGACCGACTCCATCAATAAGTTCAACGAAATTGCGCAGGGGTATCTTTTGGTATTTTTGCGTAATCTCATCATGCTTCATCTGGAAACAACCAATGAATTCAACATATGCATCGTTATCAGCTTCAAAGTACTTCTCCATGGTGCCAACATTGTGGTTTGTTGTGAAGGCAATACGGTTTTGGACCATAAACACATGGAAGTAGGAAGGGTTGATTCCCTTCTTGCTCGTAAGCTTACCACGATACAGATTGTTTTGTACAATGGAATGCATGCGGTCGTCTGGGCCACCTTGCGGTACAACAGCACGAGCCTCGACAGTGCGAGTCTGCTCTTTGCGGCGCGCTGCAGACACCTGCTTCATTGGATAATCACCTTGCGAACGTTGCCCACGGCCCAAGGACCGATAGACCATGCGTGCAATGATGAAATAACCATACACGACTGCCATGTCGATAACGACATGAATGGCACCCGTGCCAGCTGATGCCTGACGATGCACTTTGTCAAAGAGTGCTTGCCTCATCTTTTCTTGCTGTGCATAGTAGAAGTTGGCCATAGCCATGAAAAACTCCTCATCATCACTGAATGTTTGCTCACACGGTTTCGTGAGACTCTTCCCGATACCGAAGTACTCAGCATCGGACAAACAATGATGGAATGAAACTTGATTTATCCTTGACTTGTAGTGACGACGAAGGCCCAATAAAAATTGAGAGGGCCCATCACTATCAAGGTACAAGTTACATGTGATGCAACCACACTTCACAACATCCTTCAACAATTCGCGTTTCAGCTTCTGTTCGTCCTCGCGCACAGACTTACTGGCCCCCAGGGCAATGTTTGTTTTGGTAGCCTCAGGGATAGGATCAACATATCGCTGATGCGCGGCAGCCCCAACTTTTCTCAAAGTGGAACCAGCGGCACCTTGTGGATACACGCCAGGCATCTCGCCGACTGCGTGACCAGCACTCCCGCGAACCATACAAGCTGCAAGGCTCTTGCGGAATTTGGCTTCCCCTTCTTTTGACTTACTCGCGAACACAATAGTGTCCATCAATTCAGTAGCCTTGAGTGGGGTGCCCATGCCATTCACAATGCTCGAGCAAGTTGAGTCGAGCTTGATGCGACGAAGGGTGATGAACTTGTAGCACTCGTCCATGTATTGGCGAAATGTTGTCACACCATCTTGGAAGGACTGTGCGCAGGAACGCATATGCTGGTTGACAAGTTCACGGTAATCCACGTAGGACACATCTGTAAGAGCCTTACCACCAGAACCAAAGTGTTCTACGATGGCTGGGAGGTTCGGTTCAAAAGAAACAAACGTCACACGCCTAAAAAAGGCATTATGGTCACTCACGCCAGGCAAGTTAGCCCAATTGTGACAGTTTGTTGTCCCAAGGATCACCTTGGAGTTGAAGAATGTAGTGCCTTTGGCACCAAGGTCCGCCATGTTGAGCGGACAAGCAACACTGTTCACCAATCGAATGATACGATGTGGTGTTGCAACCATACCAGCTGATGCTGGCTGTGGATCCATCTCATCAATGAGTACAACAGGTTGATTCCTGTAACCAGAATAATACTGATCCGTCTGGTCAAGACTGAAGACACCCCTTGAAATGAGTTCGGGATGCCTCTCGTAATGCCTACGCATGTAATCAGATGAGAGTTCTAGGATGAAGTGGTTGCTCAGTGCCTCATTGAACATGGTCTTGCCACATCCAGGTGCACCAACGAACACATAGCACACAGGCTCTGTGCGAGCGCCCTTTGAACTACGAGCAAGTGACTTGATCGACACAAGCATAGTTTGGTACTTGGTTAGCACCTGAGACGCAATGCCGTGGATGCTTGACAATTTGTCAAGGTCACTGATAAGCTTGGACAGCTCATCAATACGAAGCTCAACGGCGTCAATCAGCTCATCAAGAGCAATCTCATTGGTATTGCGACTGATCTCAAGCTCATTGAGCTCTTTGATAATCACACGCACACGAATGCTCGACTTGCTGATGAAACTGAATGGACACTCACCGCCACCAGTGACGAATGAATAAACCTTGTCTATGATGGACTGAAGAAAAGTGAGAAATGTGTCCATGGCACGAACGGAGTTGGACCCGAAGGTGTTCTGGACGTTGGATGAAACCCAACGGAATAACTCACCCCAATCAGTGCAGTAGTGATAAACATCTGCGATTTTCCAGAAAAACATGGCTCCTAGAAAAGTGGTTGAGCTAGCCCAGCTGAAACCAGACTGCATTTCCACCTGATCGGTTGGACTAACCAAATTTGTGATTCGGTCAGCAAAGGAAGGAAAGCGATAGGCAACAAATAATGCCACCAAAGCCGCAAGTGCGTAATTCTTTTCGAATAACGTCCAAGCCAAAGCCCCAATCGCTGTGAGGTCAATCAAAAGCCCAATTGTGGCGTCGCCCTCAATAGAGTGCGTCATCTTCTGAGTGTTGAGGAATGATCCCAAACGCTCAGTCAGACCGGCCAAAAAAGCCTTGGAGTCGTCATTGAGGTCAAGGCCGATATCAAAAATCGACTGCTTCTCAACGAGCTCAGAAAGAACAAAAGAAATGGGGTTGATCTCCGGTGGCTGACTTTGCATTTGCACCAATTCGGAGCGCATAAGGCGCCTAGTCTCGGCACGGTTAGAGCGACGTGAGCTCCAACCTTTCAGCTTCTTGATCTTGTCATGCGAATTGCGAACACCCCACAAAGAATGAGTTTCGTTTGAATACAATTCGTAAGCATCAACATAGGCAAAATACCACATAGGCAATTGCCTACAAGAGCAAATTGTGACATCATCAAAAATTTGTTCGTCATAAACCATCGGGTTCATTTGCATCATTTCACGGAGAACGTATGCAGACTCACCACCCTCACCCTCACGCTCGGCTAGGCAGAAAATGCATTTACCAAGGCGCTTGCGAGAAGCAGGATCACGTCCATTTGGACAGACCTTTGTCAGCATAGAATCAAAAAGATCGTTGATGTTCGCCATGTTTTTGGCACCAATTTAAACACACGGTTTTTAGGGTCGAGGACAAATGGAAAGTGGCGTTAGCTGTTACCTTTCCAGGCCGTAAAACAAATAAGGTTCTGCGGGAGGTTTGCTGTGTGAGTTTTGAAGGCTTCAATGGACAAAATGTTTTTTTTTTTTCTCGTTTTCAAATTTTCTCTAGAAACTGCAAAACAAAGAGCTAACTGGCAGGTGAAGCCAAACCCGTAAATTCAACATCGCACAAACTACACCTCTTCTGAAGTGGTTTTGTACTAGGCAACATCGGAAATAATCCTTTTCTTACGGCCAAATAAATGACGGAGCAGCCCGGGGAGTCCAACCCCGTAGCAAGGTTTCCTAGTCAGTAAACTGTTGAGACTCTCCAGCCTCTCCTGCCTTTCGAAGAACGTAGCCAGCACTCACTCAGTGCTTGCAAAATCTAGGTGCGCTTTTTCGGAACCACGCACTAAACAGTAACTTGTTGAGCTAACTTCTCCTGTGTCCAATAACCACACGGTACATGTAAATAGGATATACTACAGCTCATTTTCGTTCATTTTGTATTGTTTTGTAAGTTTTCGACACTTCGATCGCTCTAAGGAACACACAAGATCCAAAGTTAAATCGTCTTTTGATGTTTTTGCCCCGGGGTGGTTACCGGGATCTTTCAAATAAAAGAAACAAGGTGGAAACAAATCTCGCTTTGTTATGACGGCGCTATCATTTATATTTTGAACGCTAAAATGATGAGTCAAAATCGTGACCATATCTAAACTGGCCCAAAGGTCAAACTGTGAAACTACACGCAGCGAAATACGTGCACCGGCACAGCGGTCTACAATCATGCCTTGTCAACCAGGCGCAAAGTCGTAACCGTGCGACCAGCAAGTGCTAATGACTGCATCCCCACAATCTGCGGACGAAGGGGGGCTTGCCTAAGTATGAGCAAAGAGCTAGGTCAAAAGAGGAGTCCGTACTTGGGTAGATTCGGGACTCAGATGTTGTATATTTGGTAATATATA